AATGCCAAATTACAGATACAGGACTTATCCGGCGATCCGAAGAACATCTTAAAAGGCAAAGCACCTTCATCCAAAGCGTCTGGAATCATGGTGGACATACTCAGGGAAACAGCGGAGAAGGGTCACGAACCAGACCTTGATAGATACAATACCTCCATGAGTATAGTCTACAAGAAAAGACTTATTCTGGCAAGAGATGTTTACACGGAAAATCGTATGATAAGTGCCGTAGGAAGAAACAACCAGAAACGCATTAAAAACTTCAAAGGTGCGGATTTAAGGAACAACACAGACGTTAAACTGGAACTCGATTCAGGGTTATCTTCAACCAAAGCGGGAAAGAAATCAATCCTCATGGATCTCTTGCAATATAAGTTTTTTGATATACAAGATCCCGAAATCAAGAGGGAGTATCTAAAGAAACTTGGACTGAGTGGATTTGCAGAGCAGTTAGATGTGGATAGGGATAGGGCAGAACGTGAGAATAGCGATATAGCCACAGGTAACGTAGAGAACATCTACCTTGTGGAAATAGACCAGCAAAGTGGTGAGATGAAAGATGTAAATGATGACGTACTATACGAATTTGACAACCATCAGGTACACTACGAATCGCATCGTAGGTTCTGCCTGTCAGACGAGTTTGACAACCTATCTGACGACCTGAAAGAAATTGCTACGAATCACGCAGACGCACACAGAATTCCTCTTATACAAGAGCAAAAGGCGCAGATGGAACAGGCGATGGCGATGGAGGGAAAAGGTGCCGTACAAACTCAAGAAGGTTAAGGACGGATACAAAGTTAGTAGTCCACATGGAACAAAGTCAAAGAAACCCCTGACCCTCAAGCAGGCGAAGGCGCAGATGAGGGCAATTTACGCAAATACGGGTGGAAAATGATATTTGAATTAGCTGAGGATATTAAGGTAAACTTAAGACTTGAACCATATTTTTACGGTGGGTTGTTAATTAAATTTGAGAACGGTAGAATAGTCCATATAAAGAAAGATGAATCAATTTTAGACCCCAAGACAGGGGAACTATCCGAGAAACGGAGGCAGGAATGAAGGAATCTTTTAAAATTATACGAGAATATTTTTGGTACCTTTTGGTGTTGTTCGTTGTGGTTTGCGGGTTTTCCTTTACCGTAACATTCTGCTTGCTTCATTTTGGTTAATAAAAGTTGTTGTTGGTCGTATTCCGGTAATGGTAAACATAAAGGTAACAGTACCGAGGAATTATGCTGGTCACATGGTTTATAATAAACCTATGGAACAGATAGTCTTGGTTTAATAACTGGTATGTAACACAGTTCATTAATAACGCTATTAGACAAACTAAGGCGCATTTCACCGAAAGGTGGTGCGCCTTTTTTTATGATTTCTGGTCAGTCAGCACTGATTAACCTTTAGTCAAAACAGGAGGACAAAATGAAGAAAACCGCAATAGTCGGCTCGGACCCGACACTATGGGAAAGAATTTTAAGACCCCTTTTAAACGAGAGGGGAGAAGTAGGCGATAAGGGTGAAGAAGAGTCAGACCCACCCCCTGACGAGTCCAATTCGCCACCGGACGACAAAGGCGTAGTAACCGATTCGCCAACGGATAATGTTCCTTGGGATAAAGACCCTCGATGGAAAGCCTTCAGAGAGAAAGAGAAGGGCATCGACGAGTTCATGAAAGCCAATGACTTTGAAAGTATTGAGCAAGTCATAGAACACGTAAACGAGGGAAAGTCGCTCAAGGGCAAGCTCAGCGGTAAAAATCTTGATGATCTACTCGCCAAGGCAGAGACTTTGGAGAGTTATCAGGAATACTGGGCGAAACAGGAAGAAGAAAAGAAGCGTCTGGACGAGCTTCCCGATGACACGATTAAGAGACTTGAAGATAAACTCAAAGAAGAAAAACGCCGGAATGACGATGTTGATAGGCGGCAGAAAGAGGCAGTAGAAGCTCAGAAAGCCGTGAAAGCCTATGAGAAGGAAGTCAGTTCCATTCTCAAAGAAAAGGTTACATCTGATGAAGCGAAGTTTATCAAAGAGCATTTTGGCATCGGGAACCCTCTGAACGACCTGGATATAAACGACATGAAAGCGGTGAATAAGATGGTAGAGGACGGACTCAAAAAGAAGGAAGCGTACGATCAGGCTGTTATCAAGAAGTATCTGGACGGTAAAACAGCAATACCAAATATTCCTTCAGGGGACACGTCTGTTCCACCTGCCACCGAAGTCAAAAACATGAAGGAAGCCCGTAAAATATTTGGAGAACAGATGAAGAATTTGTTCAAGGGCTAAGGAGATAATATGTCTGAATATGCTGATCTGACTAATCTAAGCGAGATTCTTAAAAACGTCTATGGTGACGGCTTGAAGAATCAGTTTAATGATGAAGTTATCACATATAACCAGTTCCCGAAATCAGAACGAAAACCTGTGGGTAACGGTTATATTTTCGGAGTACGCTACGCAAGGGCGCAGGGTACAGGTGGGCGTGCAGAAAGCGCAAAACTCCCCGATCCATTAACGGGAAAGAAAGACCAGGCCAAGATTACGCCGGTTTATCAGTACGGTTCGATCAGGCTTACAGGTCCGGCGATAGAAATCGCCAAAGGAAATACAGCGGCATTTGTTGATGGTTTAGCCGATGAAATGGACGACATTTATCAGTCCATTATAGTTGACCTTAACCGCCAGTGCCATTGGGATGGTTGGGGACAATTAGGTAGACTGAGTGCGGCAACAATTTCCGCAACGACTACGTGGGCGGGAACCTTTGATAACGATATTGGTGTTATGTATATGCAGGAAGGGCAGTTGGTTGACTTCTTTGTAAGTGCAGGAACTTCACCTGTTATCGCCACTACTACGGCAACATGCGCAGTAGGTATCAGGGTCAATTCCCTGTATCCATCAACCAAGATTGCTATTTTTGAAGCGGCAAATACCTCTTACTCAGCAAACCATCCTCATTTCTCAGGTTACGGTAACGCAGCATGTACGATGGGTGCTGGTGTTATGGCTATCAAGATGGGAACGAGAGATGCATCGTGGGCAACCGCTTCCGACACCGCAGTAGAACTTACCGGACTTACCGGAATCTTCGATGACGGAACCAATATCGACTCATTCCAGAATATCAACGCAGACACCTATTCTAAGTGGAGGGCAAACGTCCTTTCAAACTCCAGTGTAAATCGGGAACTCTCTATTGATCTGATGCTCAACGCCGTTGATCTGGGAAGGTTTTCTTCAGGAAAGAAGGTGAAGAACATCCGCATGGGGCTTGGACAGCGCAGGAAATACGCTAATCTGTTGATGCCCGATGTGAGGTTTGCGCCAACGGTTCTGAAGGGAGGTTACGAAACACTAACCTTCAGTGGTGGTGATGGGTCACTATCCATCATAGTTGACCCGATGCAGCAACCGAATATGGTTTTCTTTGAGCCAGACGGAGTTATCCAGAAATTCGAGGTAGCACCTCTGGGTTGGGGAAATCTTGACGGAAGCAATATGCATCGAAGAAGCGGCTACGACGAGTGGGACCTATTTCTCAGATTGTATACGAACCTTGGGGTCGATGGTCAAAGAAATTCACTCTGTAAACTGAGTGATCTGGTCGAGCCGAGTTTATATTAACAACTAAATAGTATCCTCGGAGGGTTTCGACTCTCCGAGGGGTAAACTATAAGGAGAACAAAATGATTAAGAAAAGAAATTTAGATCCATCATTGATTCAGTGGATTATGACCACAACTGGTCTTGGTCCCGGAGTTGGTGAAATTAGATATCTTGTTCCTGCATCTTCAAGTACGAGTCAGTATCGTACACAGCTTCAGAGTATGGGAGTTGAAGATGAGGATATGTACGATGATTTTGTAAAGGCTGAAAATGCTCTTACTGGCTATCGTAACGATTCGCTTCTGGTATTCCCCGGAACTTATACTGTTACTGCTTCTACGGCATGGGATAAACCAAATACACACATAATTGGTCTTGGTGGCCCGTTGAGTCAAGGTGCTATGGGAACAAGTGCATTGATTAACTGTGAAACTACCGCAGTAGCTTCTGTGGTTGATGTTCAGGGAAGTAACTGCCAGTTCCATAATATCCAAATGCGAAATGTTGCCGCTAATGCAGGAAACCTTTGTGCCTTAAAACTGTCTCTTGGAGTAAACTTCTATTCTAAAAACAGTCACTATAATGGTCAGGGTGCTGCCACACAGGTAGCGACTGCTGGAGCTTGTGCAGTATGGCTTTATACGGCAACTGCTGGAAAACCATGGGGCGCAAGGTTTGATGATTGTAAAATCGGTGATGCTGGAGAAGTCGTTAGAACGGCTGGCCCGATAATCTATTTTTCAGGTACCGCTGCCGGAACCGCAAAGTACATTGACTTCCGTGATTGTGTTATCGAGGGGTGGTCACAGACTGCTGCAAATCCTGCGGTTCATTTTGCAGCGAACTACTGTGCTGACAGGTGGATTCGTTTCAAGAACTCGTTATTCTTCAACTATTATGTGAACAACGTCGCCAATCTTACTCAGGTGTTTGACAATGATTGCGGAACGACTCTCAAGGTTATTCTTCAAAATTCCAGTCAAACAGGATGGGCTGCGTGGAACTCTGATGGGTTACAGTATATTTACACAGACGTTGCTGCTGCCGGTGCAACCGGTGGTTTGATGACGGCAACCACATAGAAGGAGATGAATAATGAAATCAATATGTAGTCATTGCTTAGGCACAGGAAAAGAACCAGATGAATCACCATGTTTGGTTTGTGGTGGTACGGGTGAAATAGACCTTTGTTTCTATGGTTCTGCGTTAGCTAAATTGGATGCAGTTATAGCAGAACAGGCATCTCAGCGTGAAGACTTAACTACTGCGTTGACAACCATTATCAACAAGTTGAACGAGTAATATGGCAGGACCAAAAAGAGTTCCTTCTTTAATGGAGATTAAGGAAAATTACGAGAAGGATCAAATAGTGAAATTCGATACACATAATGAACCACGCCAACGTGCGGTTTCCAATGCGTTTCGGACTAACTATGAAAACATTAAATGGGTTAAAGAAACTGTCCATGCGAAGTTTAAAAAACTCAGACCGAATCCATTACGGGATGACATGACATGGACACCATTTAGGTGTGAATATTGAAAGTGTACTGTGAATGAATTACACACATTTTGAGAAGCACCTTGAGACGATTAAAAAGAAAATCTTCCGAGATGGTGGACTACCATACCACGAGGGGATAATCGAAGTTTCATTCAAGCAATTCGTTAAACCTAATACGTTTACGAACGTCTTGGACATCGGGTGCGGAACAGGGTTTGCTCTTGACCTATTTAAAGAGAACGGTATCAAGGCAACAGGGATAACCGTTGAAGCGAGTGAGTTTCAGACATCTAAAGACAAAGGTCACGATGTCAGATTGATGGACATGAATTTCCTTGAATTTGACGATAAGGAATTTGATCTGGTCTGGTGTCGGCACGCTCTTGAACATTCGGTTATGCCTACAATCGCCCTGATGGAGATGGGAAGAGTTCTCAAGGATGATGGGAAAATCTATATTGAAGTTCCGTCTGATAACATTCTGACCATAGAGAACGCGCATCATTACTCGTTACTTAGTGATGACGCATGGCAAGCTCTTTTCAGGAAAACTGGATTACGATTGATTCACAGGGCGCAGTACACAGTGTTAAATGGAACATTAGAAGGGTATCCGTATCACGACATATACTGGTACTACTGGATAGAGAAGGAATGAAAGTATCCTTTGTATCGCTGCCGACAAGTATAGAACCTCTAGGGGTGATGTACCTGTCAGCAGCCCTCAAAGAAGCGGGGCATGAAACGACTACCGATTTGGATGGCGACATTCTAGCGGCAAGCATCATGCCCGGCTCCGAGGGGGTTTTAGAACTCCTTGAAGAAGTAAAGGATGGGCGACCTGTTATCGTGGGTGGTTCAGACCCGACTTATAACCCCGAAAAGTATCAATTACCGTGGATAGACGGGGTATGCAGGGGAGATGGCGAAAAGGCGATTGTGGATTTTGTCGAGGGGAAGTGGAAAGGTACTATCATAGGCGATATGACGACTGAATGGCCAATGCCGGACAGAAGTATTGTCTACGATAAGCATCTTGAACACCTTAATAACCCCATAAGGCACTTCATGATTTCAAGGGGATGCCCGTACAACTGTGCTTATTGTTTCAATCACGCATACCGTAAGTTGTATGAAGGGCAGAATGTATTGAGAACCCCTAAACCAGAGGATGCAGTAAACGAGATTAAAGACACGATTGATAAATGGGGCGGGAAGTTTATTTACTTCCAAGACGACACCTTTAATTTAAAACAACCATTTTTAGACCACTTCCTGCCCCTATACAAAGAACAGATAGGATTACCGTTTCATTGTCATTTACGAGC